TCAGCAGTAGTAAAAAAAGAAACGTCAGTAACAATAACACAAACACAAACAACATGAACACAGCAGGACATTGGTATGACAGGAACGGAGAAGCAAAGCACACAATCCTTGGCAAGAATGGAAAGATCCGTTCTACCACATTGCGTGATGCAAGAAGCGAAGGTTGGTATCCTTCCGTGACAACAATAATGAAAGTGCTTGCAGCACCAGAATTGGACAAATGGAAGCAACAGCAAGTGCTACTAGCAAGCATGACGCTCCCTCGCCGAGCAGATGAGGATGATGAATCATATATGTCTCGCATCATGCAAGACGCATTCAAGCAAGTTGACGATGCCGCTGATCTCGGAACACAGATTCACGCAGCATTGGAGGCACACTTCCAAGGACAACAATACGATCCAGAAATGGAATCGTATGTAGCTCCAGTAAAGAAGTGGGCAGAACACAATCGCATTAAATTTTTACAGCATGAATTGCGATTGGTTAACCATGAAGTGGGATACGCTGGAACAACGGATGCGTTAATTGAGAAGGATGGAGTTCTTCATATCCTTGACTACAAATCCCGCAAAACAAAAGCGGAGTATGAAGTCAAGCCTTGGTCAAAGGAACCAATGCAGATCAGTGCTTACGCCACTATCGTTGGAGCAAAACGTGGTTGCAATCTTTACATTTCTACAACAGAACCTGGACGCATTGGTGAAGCGTGGTATGACGAGGCGACATTAGAAAAAGAATACAAGGCATTCAAGCACGTTGCCGCTTACTGGCAGCATTCAAACAATTATGTCCCGCCTAAAAAATAGTGCTTGCATTCCATTAAAAAACATTTAATACTAAAAATTCAATGAACACACACTCAGATGACATCAGCGAATTAGCGGTTGCTCTTGCAAAAGCGCAAGCCGAAAACGGAATCGTAATCAAGGATGCAGCTAATCCTTTTTTTAAATCGAAGTACGCTACGCTTGCTTCAGTTTGGGAGGCAGTTCGTCCTGCATTAACTAAACATGGACTATCAATCGTGCAGATGCCGTCTCACGATGAACATGGTTACTATGTTGAGACAATGATGATTCATGGTAGCGGACAATGGATTAAGAATAGGACATACATGAAGGTAGTTAAAGATGATCCTCAAGGAGTTGGTAGTTTGATTTCTTACGCTCGCAGATATGCACTTCAAGCAATGACAATGGTCTGTCCTGAGGATGACGATGGTGAAATTGCAATGGGTAGGATGCAGAATGTCCAACAACAGAAGCCAACATTCACAAAAGCCGAACCAGAAATTAAGGTTGCGAAGAAAGAAGAACCTAAACCAGTCAAACAAGAAGAACCTAAAGTTGAATCGGGGACTTCCAAGTTCAATGGTCCTTCACACCAAGAGTTATTCCAAGCTCTAATGAAGGCAGGACACACCCAAGACGATTTCATGGAAGCTATGCGCCATTCTGGAGCAATTCCAGAGGCAGCTAAAGACTACTTCGCCATGAAGGAAGGCACAGCAGATAAGTTTCTAAAAGAATTAGAAAAAACAACCAACGTAATTATAGAGTGGAAAGCATTAGTTAAATAATATGGAGTACGATAATACAAATCGCGGTGTTTTGTTTACGAACAAAAAGAAAAATGAAAAGCAACCAGACTTTACTGGTCAAATCAACATCGAAGGAAAAGAGTGGGAGATTTCGGGCTGGAAAAAAACTTCAGCTAAAGGAACTGAATTCACTTCTCTCTCAGTTCGTGAACCATACGTAAAAGAAACAAAAGCATCTGAAACAAAAGATGATATTCCTTGGTAATATGGATGAGCCAAATGGAATGGTTTCAAATAGCATTGATAGCGACGATGTTGACGATGATTTTGCTGATGAAAAGGTAAAGGTGTGTCGCATCGACGATCCTGAATGTGAATCATGTCAGTAATCAAAGACCCAGACCTAGACTCGCACCACCTTGGAGTCATTGTGACTAAGCAGATAATGCGCGAAGTAGAGAAGAGCGCAAAGCTGAATTACAGGACTGCCTCGATGCAAGCTAGGTTGGTTATTGAATTATGGTTACGCGAAGCATGCGGGGTCAAACTAAAGACCCCTGCATGCAAACCGATATACGAAGACATTAAAATAAATTGGTCAGAGGTAAACGATTTCCAATAACATTGGCATGATAAATGCTATGTAAATATCCGAATGAAAACAGAACATAAACTACGTGGTCAATTCAAAACGCCAAGCGGCATGATGGACAGGATGCAATTTGCAGAAATGCTTGCAGCTAAACATAAAACAGACGTTAAAACCGCACTAACTTTAATTAAAGTTTGCGAGAAAGAGGATGAGATCGAGGAGGATTCCCCCACAAATCACTACGCTTTACTTGAAGAAGCGTGTCACATTATAGAATATACTGACGGCAATGTGGATGAATTGCCAGTTGCAATTTGCAAGCCAGAGTTTGAGGTTGGTTCAGACCAGTCAATCCTAGATGCCGCGATTGATACTCGCCTAGATAATGGTTACTCCAAGTTGGCTGAGAGGTATGACTTCGGTCCTCACATGACGCAGTTTAAGCCAAAGGCAGGGGTCATACCAACGCCAGAGGATTATGCTGGTGCTATCGGTATGGGAGTTGATATGTCTAGCAAGGGAATGTGGCTTGCTGGCGATGGTATCCGTCACCTTATGGCAATGGGGCATGAGAATGTATTGGCACAGATTGCGGCTAGTCTAAAGTTGTCCTACTCGCACGTTTCTAATTGGCATCGTGCCGCACAAAGAATCCCGATTCATCTTCGGCATGAGATTTCTCCAACTGTAGCTATTGAAATTGCAACTGCTAAATTTTCTGACAATGAAATCGAAAACAACAAGCAAGTTTTGGAGTTAGTCCAACAAGCCCGTGCTGAGAAGTGGTCATGCGCCGAAGCTCGTAGCCATGTGAAGATGCTCAAGGGGCAGGAACCACTAGGAAAGATCGTTAAAACTGATAAGTGGGTTAAGCACTTCGGAGGGTCAGAGCAACTTTTGATTCTTGCGATTAAGCATTGCTTGTCTGATGACGCAAGCGAGATTGATCGTGAGTTTTTCCTTGGAAAACTGCGTGAGATTTTCCATGAGTTAAGCGATAAAACACAGGATATTCTAAATAAAATGATCGAAAAAAATGGCAGCGCATAGAAAAACCTACGAGGATTTAACGAACAAACAGAAAAACTACGCGCTTAATCGAGTGCGTGGTATGTCGTTGTCTCAAAGCTACCTTAAAGCAGGATATACACAGGTAGAAACCAAGTATGCGTCAATCCGTGGTGCTAAAATTGAAGCTCGTCCTCACGTTAAGGAATATATCAAACATCTACGTGAGTCTGAGTGGGTTCAGAATGTTTTAACAATAGCTGAAAAGCGTTCGATGCTTGCTGATCTAGCTAGGGTAAAACCAAATGAGGTGACAGAAGAGAGTCAATTTGCATCCATTACCATTGACGCAGAGGGTAACAGGAGCATCCAAGGCCCAAAGATTTCCGACAAACTCAAGGCTATTGAGTTAGATGCAAAGATTGCAGGGGAGTTGCGTGAATCTGATGACAAGAATCAAGTTCTAATCCAACTTATCGACGATAGATTGACCATTGATTCTCCGAAGCAAAGCCTATTGGAACAATGAACTACACAAAAATTGGCGCATTACCAACTCACCGATACATATGGGTTGATAGCCAATACACCCACGAAAATCCAATAGGCCCAGTAGAGGCAATGTGGGTTGGGATTACATCAATACCATCGAGGGTATGGGGGATCAATGTTATCTTGAGGGATGGAGGAGCATTGTATCGGAACGTCCCTCCTCATGCAATTAGGTTTCAAAAGGATTCGATTAACTGGAGCGTTCAAGATTCGCAACTATGGAATTGCTATTCATACAACTTTGCGGTTTTACAAAACCAAATCCTTGCTGGACTACCAGTTACGACAAAGATTAAAGACAAGATATTTTCTGGAACGTATTTGTTTTCCACAACTCACTTACACGATGGTTGGTCAGACTCTCCAGAGCAAGATAAAGAGTTTATATTTATCCAGTTGTCGAATGGAAGGCTAACCATTCAGCCAACCAACAGGGTTGCATTCATTGACTTGTCATTTACCAATAGCAATCTTCCAAAACTAAAACTGCATGATACGATATACTCATGCGAGCAATAAAAAAGGGAGCATGATTTCTCATGCCCCCCTTGGTTAAGTTTTAGTTATTGGTCAGGGTCTATGCCTTGGTCCATGTCCCGCTTGGCACACCTGTAATTGTGTTCCTCCTCCCTTTGCTCTTGCATTTCATCGTCGTATTTTCCGTAGTCGTATTCTTCTTCGTATGGCATAATTAGTTTAGTTTGAATGTGTATAACTGCACTATCTC